CCTTCAAACCTTTTTGGAGGTATGATGGCTTGGTTTCAATCCATTTGATGATCGAACCGTTGTCACGGTACGTCTCATAATCGGGGTGGCCGTCACGTATGGTTTGGAAGTGAGCTTCTTTGTCTGCCGCTTCCCTGCTTTCCGCGGTTTCTTTAACGAAAGTGTTGACCGGTTCCAGTTGGCTCTGGATTTTCTGCTCCATGCCACTGATCACCGCAAGCATTTCTGCTTTCAGGGCGGCCATTGCCTGATCCCGTTTCAAACCTTCCATTTTCGATACAACATCAAACTCCTCTTCGTATTCGGCAAGAGCAGCCTTCTGTTCGTCAGTAAGGTTGACCTTGGACATAATATCTTTGAGGGTTGGTGTATCTTGTCTATTTTCAGCAGACGTTCCGGCGGTACTGGCTGTACCAGCAAGCGCGGCAAGTCTTTCGTCACGTTCTGCTATTGCTCGTTCGTAATTTGCCCTATCTGTTTCCCAATCCGCTTTTTCTTTTTTGTGGATTCCCTGGAGGGTATTATAGCGTTGCTTATAAGCTTCATCTGATTCTCCCGCCTTACGCGCGGGCATTTCACCGGCAGTTCCAAACGTTCCGGCGGTGCCGGCAATGCTGTTATACCCAATCTCGATTGTACCAGCCGTGCCATTATCATCGGCAATGACAGATGTACCTGCATCGTCAACTATTTTTGGTGTGATATCCTCAATACCCGCAGATCCCGCCTGATCAAAAGCGTCACTGTAGACTTCTTCCTCTGATACTATTTTTTTGTCTCCAACCATGATTTCCTCCCCCTCAAATTAAAAAAAGCGGCAAAGGGGAAGAAATAACGTTTCCCCGATGCCGCCCTTGGTCTCGAATACTTTTGAGATTTAAGCTTTTTTTATTTCATTTAATATTTGCCTCTTAAACCCCTCTAATGTGTGTAACATCTGAATAAGTTTGCCCTTGTCAATACATACAGTTCCCTCCATGTGTTGTTTCTTTTCATTAGGCTTCAAAACTTTCACATTATGTTGATCGTTAAATGACATATTAAACTACCTTTGTCAAACTTATTTTAAATCTTCTTCGCTTTGCTCGTTTCTCACGGGCACACCGTTGGTAATATACCCCTGCAAATGCTTATAAGCAGAGATCGCGCCCTGATTGCTTTTAAGTTCCTCAGGAGCAGCGTGGTCATTGGAAACCCTGATCTCAAGAATAAGCATATCGAGCAAAAAAAGCATTGCGCGACCTCCCGAAGATCCTCTTTCAAGGTGGACGGCGGTGATTGCATCCGTTTTTAACTTTTTTAACTCCCTCATTCCCTCGTTCATTTGTTAATTCCTCCCGATTTCTTCGGCTTTGTCGCCGGCTTCGCCCTTGCGGTCTTTTCCCGTAATTTCATACCGTGTTCAGCAACCTTGTTCTTGATCGCCATGTTTTGGGCATGCTCATCAAGCCCTTTGGCGATCTCAACATGCTTATCCAGGGCATTCAAACTCTTATCGTGCTCATGTTTATCCACAGCGAGGGCTGTTTTGGTCGTAGTATCGTTAATTTCAGCATTTTTCTTCTGTAACTCGGCATCGGCAATGCGCGGATCATTTTCCGGTTTGATTTCCGGCTGTTCGGGCGCAGTAGCCGCCTCTTTTGTGGCATCAACATTGTGTTTCTTGGCTTTTGCAAGCTGGCCCATCGTCTGCGCACGTTTGTAATCGACGTCTGCCTGCAGAAGTTTAAGATTGAGCTGATTCTGGACGGAATCCTGTATCTGTTTGCGAATTTTCTCGGCTTCTTCCTCTGTCCGGAGGCGAATATTAAGATCATGCGCCTTGAATTTTTCCTTGAGGAATTCCCTACGATCGACATATACCCAATCTTCGGGAGTCATGGTCTGCGAAAGCTGATTGAGAGCCTGCATGCGGATCTCTTTCATCACCAGAGAGGAAACGCCGCGAGCTTTTATGTTGTAATCGCCCTTTATGTCCGTCCTCGGATTGAATTCCATATTCCAGTTGTAGATCGCGCGAATGACATGCTCAGTAAAAATGTCAAAATTCTTGACGATATCCTTGATACTGATCGTTATGTTGGCATTTCTCGATGATGTTTTCTGTGCTGTCTCATTATTGACCTGTTCACTGATCAGCCAGGTCGGCAGCGTGGTTTCCTGATCACCGAAATCCTCAAACGCTTTCACGATACTGAGCAGTTCGGGAATATGGGAGTCGAAATTCAGCGCACGCAAGGCCGGATACTGGGCTTCCACGCCCCTGCCCTCGCGATACCATATTTTCCGTGGGTAAAATGAGTCGAGATCGGTGTCCGGAGTCATGAGGCTCCAATTCACTTCCACCTGCGGACCGGAAACGCAAGCTCCATTGTCCAGCACCATGCGCGCCGCGGCAGCTATCGCTATCTGCGAATGACGCATTACTCTCGGAAGTCCTTCACCGAACAGAGAAGTCTCGTCTTTTTCGTAGTAGAACAGCTTGTATTGATCGAGTGCGCCGTCAAAAAGGACGGCCTTGATCGGGAATTGCCCCAAAAGAAATACGTTGCAAGCATATTCGAGGCTCACATCGGGGATATCCAATCCGCACGCCTGCAAATCAGAACCATCGACATAACCCCAATACTCGAGAACTTCATATTTCTTGCCGATCTGGCGGTTTGTAGTCCTGTTGGTATCGTTGCTGTTGGTGGCACCCGTAGTCATGGTGTAATTTGTCTTGCCGGCACCGGCCATGACCTCGATAGTCTGGAGATCCACTTCCCAGTTTTTGGGAACGTAATCGCCGGAAGGATGAGCCTCAAGGTATTCCAGGATCATTTCGGGAATATAGTCCTCGCGGTTGAGGAGCTGCCGGAGGTCGTGCTTGGTCATAAGGTGACGCTCGAATGAGCCTTCTATGGATTCAATGTCCGTAACTGTCATATCCGGATACCAGTCCCAAATTCTGATCGCTTCGAAATACGGCACTTCCTCGGCCTGTTTCGTTTCCTCGAAATCGCCGTTTTTTGCCGGCGCCCAGGTATGTTTCGTCCGGTGATTGATCATTGGGCCTTTCATGATTCCAGTGCCGAAAGTCAATCCCGATCGTAGAACCTTTTTTGTCTCCTCCGGATAGTCCATTTCGCAAAGCTGATCATCAATCACCATTGTCATGGTATCGCAACAATCTTCCGCATACTTCTTGATAGCGAGTTTTACCTCGGCAACGGTAGGCAGCGGCGGCTGTTTTATCTGCGCTGTGCCCGATGTTTGGCCGCCCGGCTGCATTGTTGGATGGCTCTGCGGCGGTGGCTCCTGAATGCCAATCATTTTCTTCTGGATCTCTTTGGTGATGAGCATTTTAACAATTTCCGGCGCAATCTTAGGCTCGTCCATGGGAAGAATTTCCCAGTTCCGTTCGGTCTCGGGAAAAAGCATTTCATGGAGTCTGGAAAGGACAATGTTGACCTTTGATCTTGTTATTTTTGGATAGACCTTGGAATTATTTTTGGCAATCTTCACGTCGGGATCATAAATGCCCTTGTATTGCCGCAAATCTTCCAACCACTGTAACTCTTTCGGACGGCGATAGGCTTCATTGGTTGAGAACTGATTTCTCAACCGAAATCCAAATGCCTTCATTTCCGCAGAATTACGCTCCTTGGGATCAAACGCTTTCTTAATCTCGTCCATAGTGAGCTCCTTTTAGTAACCGGCCTCCATGGAACCAGTCTCGTGTTGTTTTTTCTGTAACCTCGCCGCAAAATTTTTCCACTTTATATCGTTAGCGGTTTTTTCCGCTATAAACAGACACAGGTATTCCAAGGCATCAGAGATGTGTGAACTGAAATTTTTGGACGGCATCGGCTTATATTCCTCGCCAAGCGATTTTGGATCTTTCTCGTAGTGATAGCCACCGTTCATTGCCTTGCGCATATAATGACAGTTCGGGCTGAGTATAAATCCCGGCTCCCCCTGATACATTTTGTTCAGGAACGACTCCACCGCCCCAATCCTCGGGAGAATCGCATTTGTGGGAGCCGGAACCACATTCCTTAATCCCACTTCCGGTCCCTGCAAAACCTCAAAGCAGGTCGATTCGTCCGTGGGCGCGCGTGATGTGCCGGAGGGATCGCCGAAACCCATGACGTTCATGCCGAAATACTTCTGCCTTAAAAGCGGCAAAAGCTGATTTTCACAGAACTGCCGCAACCCCATACCGTCAGAAACGAGTTCGTCCAGAATCCGGAGCTGCCCTAGCGGAGTAATTTGCCCAATGAGACACGCCGGTTGAAGTCCAAAATCGAATCCAAGCAGCACATCAAGTCCCTTGATAGGATCGATAATAGAACGGGCGACGTGTACGTTATCGACGAACGACGCGAACACCGGTTTCCCCGAAACGAGATAGCCGTACTGCCCGTGGATATAAATCCGTTTGTACATTTCGTCCTTGCCGATGGCAAGTTTCTGGTAGTAGTTTTTTGGGAGATGTTTTGTGTTTTCTGCATGGATGCTCAGCCCCGACGGTTGTTTAAAGATTTTCCAGTTTGAAGGTCGTACCTTTTCAAACATTTTGTATAGATACGAATCTTCATCAGGCGGATTTGTGTCCATAATGATACCGTACCACGATGCCCCACCGTCACGGCCAGATGGGTATCTACCGATACGGCCGTCCATTGCCTCAATAATCGTCTTCGGAATTTCACGCACCTCATTAAACCACGCGCCAGTGAGTTCCAGCGAGAGGAGATTGCTAACCTGATCTGGTCGATCAAGAGCTCTGAATAAAACTTCGAGGTGTATCCCTGGGAATTTTGTGATGATGTAGACGTGATCGGTAATTCGGTACTCCCCGAATAATTTAGGTGGAAACCAATCATGGAAGGTCTTGATGGTCGTATCTTTAAGCTGTCCATAACTGTTTCGGACAACGGCCCACCGGCTTCGTCGAATACCGTCAGCACTCGGTTTTTGTTCATGCGCCCTCCTAACAATATCCATAACGCAGGCCGATGATTTTCCGGAACCGAACGGCCCCATAGCAAGACGCACCCGATCATTGCACAAGGTAAATCTCTTGAGCGTGGGCACATCATCGTAATCGTAAAGAACCTGGAACCGCTTTTCAGCCATTGGGATCCACTAATCCGTTTGTTATCCGGTTATAGGTCGCAATAAACTCTTTCTCCCTGTCGGGTACGGGATAATGC